AAAAATAATCAGGGTCAGACTCCGAGACATATTTTCTTTGCTCGAAACCAATTAGTTCCCCTTGATCTGTTTCTTTTCTAAACATCTCAAAGGTAGGTAAATAAAGAGTCTTTGCTACACCAAAATCTTTAGACTTGTTGGCAGATAACCCTTCTCGTTCAATGCCCAACTCTAGAAAACATTCTCCCTTCCCTAATGCCCATCTTAGGGCTTTCTTGAGTCTATCCCCACCAATCATGTAGGTTGAAAAATTTTGTTTTCTTAACCTAATATCTTCTGCAATGGCAAACACTTCTGAGTTAATAGGAGTTTCTTCATCATCAAGGGTTTTGGCTACTACCCATCCCTGATCGTCTCCATCGTCAGATGCAAAGGTATCAGAAGCGGCCATATCAAGGGCGTGGACGACTTCATAGCACCATTGATTAAGTTCGATTAATTCTCTTGATATTCTCGGATCACGGATAGGATTTTCCGTAATCTCCAAATCGTAGCGACGTGATACTGACACGATCCCCGGTGAAGTAAGGGATCGCTGAGAACCTCTTAGTGTTTGATCATCCTTTTTCTTCTTTTTTGCCATTAGAACTGCCATGTACTATTTCTATGATATAAGAAAACAGACCATTTTGTTGATGGTCTGTTTTAAATCACCCAAGGAGAAATCTAAATATTAAAAAAATCTATCAAACGTCCCATCGCTCCGCAAAACTTTTCTTTCGTCATCACTGCAAAAAAATAAATCGGTAGTTATTGCTTCCATTAAAGCCTTAGCTGCATGCTTGGATATTGTGATTCCCACTTGTGAAGTCGCATCGACTATGTAATTATCTTCAGCAGATAAATAGGTGATTGTAATAATCTCGTAACAGTTAATAAATGCCGGATAACCTTCTGCTGTCTGTAGAATTAGCGGACGAAATTCCTTTTTCATGATAACCTCTTAACCTAACTAAATAATACAGATTACTTTTTGAATTGTCAAGATTTTAGATAAATCTTAACGCCCTTTCATAATATCGTTTTCTTTCGGTTAGTCCATTTGTACCACCGTTAACACGACGGGTAATTTGTTCAACGGTTGCCCCACGGTCACACAATTCGTTCATTTTATTGTTCATCCACCAAAACCCAGATGGTAAAAATAAATATCTTTCGCTGACATACGACCACCCCTGCATAACACGCTGATCGTCTATATAATTAGCAAATGCCTGATAATGGGTTCTGCCAGTCATTTGAATAGCATCTACACCTCTGAACTTTTTGCCGTCACCAGGTCTGGTATTCCCTAAGTCTTTTCGTCCTTCATAATTTGAGCCGTCGTGGATTTCTACCATAAACCTTAAGCCAGCTGATTCATGGGCTATTTGGCTTAAAAAATGTCGAACTCTTTGTACTGTGGTAATGTCAAATCTCTTAAGGCACTCATCTAATTTTTGAAACTGAAAATCAGTAATTTTATTGTTAAGCCTGTCAAACACACCTTCAACTTGATCCTTGGGGACTACAGGGGGATTGGGATCGTTAAAGTGACCAACAAAAGCGTACCAATTAAATTTACCCTCAATCGGGGGCTTTATTTCTAGCAAATAGTGATTTTTTTCTCTTTTGAGAATCTGATTATAAATCACTTTTTGTCCAGCTTTAATTTGGATTGTTCTAAAGTCTTGGGGAAGACTTTCGGAACTAGAGTCTATTAGGTGCGATTTTAGAATAGTGTTGCGATTCGCTTCTAGAAATTTCATGGTAATTTAGTTAGTAAAGTTGACAATTCTGTTAAGGTTTATGCTCAAGTATTCCGATTCGTATATCAAGTTCTTCCTGTTTTTTGCGAAGTCCTTCTATTTGATTAGAAATAGAAGAAAAAGTTTCTTGTTTTGCTTTAATAAGGCTTATCTCTTTATCAAGTTGCGCTGTTAATGTAGTCAGTTTTTCTATTCCTGTTGATAGTCTTTCGACCATTTTCTCTAGCTTTTGCTCAAGAGACTCCATCTTCCTTGACGTTTTCTCAAAGGTTTCGTGATCAAGTTCTTTAGCCTGTGATTTAGTATTTTTTGAAAACATACTAAGTAATGCTATTACAATAGCCGCAACAGTGCCAAGATCGTTAAAATTTATTTTTAAATCGTGATTCTCGACATAGGAGGGACGGCTTTGGTTGGCAACAGAAATATAATACATGGCAGAAGGGAAACATCAATAAAACTATTCTAGAGTTTTTTACTGTTATTTATGAATTCAAATTAATTCTTTAGAAAAACTTAGCTTTGCTTTGGAGAGCTTAATAAAAAGTCATTCCCGGGCATGAAATTACCAAAACTGGGGATATTGCCAAAATTTATAGCATTATTCCAAGTGTTTTTACAAGTATTGTAAGTTTTGTCACAGCCAGCAGTAAGGATTACGCCATCGTGGGTAGCTACGGGGCCAGGTGCTTCAGTAAATAACTGAATTTGAGTTTTACCTCCAAATATTGGAACAGTTCGGTAAATTGCGTAAGTAGCTGATTTATTTGCTCCGTCTGTAAATGTGCATTTTCCCCAAGCAAGATTTTGGTATTCTCCCCACACCTCAAAGTCTCTCTGACTATTAACCCCAGCAACCTGAGTCTCGTAAAATGGTACTTGTTTACGGCATCCTGAGTTATCACCGTTATCCTGTCCAAAAGCCCATTGGCAAAAAGGTGATGTTTTTTCATCTCTACTTTGTCTTAAATTAATACTAGAGGCAGTAAGATTTTCAAGCGTATAGCTTTCGCCACCAAGTGATTTAATTTCTCCCACATAACCTATTTGTATTTGCTCGTCTGGAAGATCCAAGAGTGAATTAGGAGGATATTGCCAATCAACAATTGCTGTGATAATTCGAGCTTCTCTAAATCTATCAGAAAAAAGTAAATTTTCGTCAATATTATCACTAAAAGCACCTCTATATTCTTGATTATCCGATTGTATTCCTAATTGCTTTTCTATTGCAGACGGATCAAGAGCTTGCTTTGCCCGAAATACTACCCCACCAATTTTTAAGTCTTGGGAAAAATTTGTATAACCGAGCTTTTCTCCGTTTGTAAGTTCGATTAAAACGCAATAACAAAGCGTTAAAACAGGATTTGCAAAAGAATCTTCTAATCCTGAATCTTGTTGTATTCCTTCGGTAAATCTCCTAATCTGTAATTCTCCAAGTGAATAAATTTGTAAAGAGGTTTGGTTTTGGTAGCTCAAAGAAACAGAGTTAAATCGGGATAAGATTGATAAACCGTTAACTAAATCAGGATAACGAAATGTGGATCCTGATCCCCTAGCACACAACCATAGGGCAATCAAATAATCAATATCTTTTTGAGATAAAGTTTTTCTTTGCTGTAAAGAGCTAATGTCAGAGGGAATATTTCTCCGAGAAAATCTTTTTCTTTCTCCACTAGATAAGCTAATAATATTTGTCTCAAATTTAGGAGAAATTGTACACCTTTTAGTCAAATTTAAATTAAAATCGTGATTTAAATTTGGATAAAAAACATCACCAGGTAGCAATGCAATTTCAGGTTCAATTCTTGATTCTCGTAAAATTAATTTAGGGATAGAAAAAATAGTGTTATTTCTATTTTTTGTAATAGGTTGATAATCTAGTTTGTCTTCTTCAAAATGACACAATACCTTAAAAGTGCCTTCCCAAGTTAATTTGGGGGTGCTAGGAGGCGGATTATTAAAAACTATTTTACCAGGAGCTACTATATATTCTGACGGTGGTATTTCTGTAGTTCCTTGATAGATTTTTAGGCTATCAATATCTGGATAAAGAATAGGTCTGTGATGAACGTTATTGCCGCAGGAATATTTTTTAATCAAAATAAATTCTGTTTTTACCCCATCGTGTTCTGGGGAAAATACTCCTTCTGTGTAGAATTCGGTAACAAGAGCATTTCTACTAAACTCTGAATTATCTATATCGAAACGACAATAAACAAAATTACCATTTGGGATAAAAGAAGTCATGCTAAAATCGCTGTTTATGGTGTTCTATCAAATCCTGAATTAATTATATCAAAAGCGCAATAAAGAAAAGTACCAGCGGTATCCACGGGGCGCATACTATTAACAATATCATTGCTTAATCGACAATAAATTAGCCATTCATAAGTTCCTTTTACTTGATAATCAGAAAGGTCACGATAAAGAAAATCTTTTTTTGATCCTTTCATTTCTTCATGAAAGTCAAGAATAGCATTTAAATCATCAGATTGTAATGCAGTTCGAGCAAGATTGAACACTCTAATAGGGCTAGACCATTCCACTATTCGTTGTTCTGCCCCTTCTGTGTTTTCTAGCAAAGAATTAGAAAACTGAATTTCTGTTTGATAGTCTTTATCTGGAATAATAGGAAATTCAGGAATATTTACTAGGTAAGGATCGTCAGGAAAATCAACTGGATCAGTGACACGAATAATGTCAATTACTGTAACATCATAAGCTAGTTTTTTGGGTTCGCTTACAGTACCAGAATAAGTGTAGTTTTTACTGGTTCTTTCTAAAGGAATCGTGTCGGCAATTGAACCAGTATAGCGAGAGTTGTACTGATTAGAAGGAATAGAGAAAATACTTACTTGTTGACCGTATTTGCTAGTTATTTTCCAAAATTGACCAAATAGGTTAATTCCACCAACAGTCTTTAATGTCGGCTCTTTGTCCCACGAAATTGGTGTGCCAGTACGCCAAAATATAGGATTATCTTGACTTCCATTTAAGCTTTTTTCTCTAGCAGTTCCAAAAACGTGATAATAGATCATACTAAACTAACCCTGTAGCCCATACTCTCATTAATAAAGATTCGCTGCCTATTTTTGCGACACATTTCCAGTAAGGATTATTAGAGCCATCAGGATCAATTCCTGTATTTCTATATATTCGCCCGGCAGGAATATTTAAAGAAGATTTTAACAAATTTGGAGCATATCCAACGGCTTTATTAGGAGCTACATTATCTCTTAAATAAAATTCTGTTGTATTAGCTCCGGGGGTAGCGGTTTGACAAGAGACAGGGTAATTGGCAAGAGGATTTGGAGTTGTTGCTTCTGGTATCACAAAGTTTTGCCTAGCATTCCCTCCAAATGCCAATGATGGACGGCCAGCCGCTCTACTACCAGAATCTAATCCGAACGTCCATAAAAAATACGCATTCTGAACAAAAGCCGATTGAGGAAACAAAGGGTTTTTTAGCCATCCGCAACTAAAAAAGACAACTGGATCGGATGGTATCGTAGTAGATGCAGCAATACTTAAACTGTGCGAATTCAAAACTGCCCAATAATAAGATGAAGGACGGTTAAAAATAAAACCAAACAAGTCAAGACAGTTACTATTACAATATTGGCTTTCCATCGTCGTCGTCGAAGGGTTTCCAATAGTGCGACTTATTCCAAGACGGTCAAATCTGAATTTTGACGCAGTTGCAGGCAAACTTAGTGATTCAAAACTAACTGGTAAAATTAAATTAAATTTATCAGAATCTGCGAAAGCGCAAGTTTGTCCAAAAAAACCATTTATCCAGTTAGCACATTGAGTGGCTGTAAATCCCTGCGACTCTGGGGCCCAATCTAGATTATTAGTTGTCCAGCCATAATAAGAATTGCCGGCGTTGTCATTATTAATTAAAGGTAAGTTCATGGTGTTCTATCAAATCCTGAATTAATTATATCAAAAGAGCAATAGAGAAAAGTACCATCTACCGTACTTACAGGACGCATACTATTAACAATATCATTGCTTAGTTGGCAACTTTTAAATTCGCCGTCAGGAACAAAAGGATTAAGAAAAGGGAAAAATAACCATCTAGACATATTTTCTCCCTATAGTAAAAAATAAATGTTTCGGGCTATTAACAGCAGAAACAGCAAGTTCTACTCTGCTTCCTGTATCAAGAAAATTCCCTGTTGTTACAGGAACAGTTAATCGAGTAGAAGTAATAGATAAATTATTCAATCCAGGGACATCTATTCCATTGATTTTAACCGATATAGTAGCTGTACCAGATTGAGTTACCGCACTAAAACTTAGGATATTATACCCTCTTAATAAAGCGAAATCAAGAGGGTAGATTTGAGCAGCAGGAGCTTCTATATCCCCAGAGTATTGATCAAAACTAGAAACAAGTACCCAGTTTGTGCCATTAAAAAATATTGCTTCTCCAGAAACAAGAAAAACTGTTAGTCCGACAAAAGGCTGCCAGAATTTCCAAGTTCCTGTAGGCAATCCATTCAAGCCAATTACGGGATAAGCTATCTGATTAGTCTTCCCCGCCCATGCCCCAGTAGCTCCTG